CAGGTGTTGCCGTTGCTGAAATCTGATTTATATAATATCTATCACCATTGCCCTCGGCATAAAAGATAGACTGGTTGCCACTTTGTGATGCAACTATCACAGACCTAACATCCTGATATTCTTTTTGTTTTATTATTAAATTATAGTTTGCCATATATTTTATTATATCAAAAAAAGATATTTTAGTTTCTATCTAAACAAAGGAAGTTAAAAGAATATAATATATATAAATAAATCAAAAAATATTATGAAAAGTTTCACAAAATCAAAATTAAAGAAGGTTGCACAATATATGGTGCAAAATGGTCTAGTCGATGAAAATGACTTAGAGTTTCACTTTATGTCTAAGGTGCAGAATTGCAGCCGTGATATAAATTTGCCACTGCATTTTGTTACAATTGCCAATGCAAAAAAAATGATATTAACAGAAATGCGCCGTGAATTCAGAAAAATCAATTATGAAAAGTTAGATAGGTCTTTTAACCCCGAGGCGGCAATTGAATCTAATATTGAAAATATCAAATTAGAAACACCAACTGAATTGACTTTAACTTTTTCAAATGGTCAGACAAAGACCTTTATTCTAACTGAAAAAGTCGAGGCTCTAAGGTCAGAAATTAAAGAGGTTGAAACAACATCAGATGAAAAGCCAATAATTAGAGGCAATGGTCTTTTTAGATATTCGAGTTGTGGTAAAATATTTCTTGCAGAAAATTCACATTATGGCGGTGTTGAAATCACTAACTTTGACGAGGTGTTAAAGGCCTGGCATACAATTCAAAGAGCCATCAATTGGTGTGACTATCAAATCGAACCGTCTAGATATTTTTCAATTCCTGACAGAGGTTTCAAAACAAAAGATTTAGAAACTATAAAGGCCTTTAAGACTAATTTAATTAGACGGCAGCATGCAAATCTAAACACAAAAATCATTAAAGATGCATATAAATCAAATTGAATTAGGTCATCTTTTTGTTGAATATCAAAAGTTGATGAAAGAAATTGCCAAAAAAGAATTAGGGTGGTCTGATGCAAATTTATTAGATGATTTCATACAACCACCTGGTGAATTAGAATTTTATTGGGTGTTGAATAATGATAGAGGTCATTTTGACTATGGTCTAATTGAAAAGTGGTGGCCACCATATGGATTTATGCAATTTGTTAGAATGAAAAAATTAGGTCAATTGGGTGTCTAATAGTCGCAGTTGCCGTATAAAGACTTTATATCAAAATGACGATATAGTCTATCAAAGAATTTTAGTCAAATTAGGCGACTGCAAAATGAAACTTTTTAGGGTCATTAAATTAAAAGATATTGATGGCAAACCGATATTAGAAATTAGTGAATTAAAATCCGAGCCAGTTGATGAAATTAGACAATTAAAGTTGAATGACATATTAATAAATAAAAAATGATTAATTGGTTAATAAAAATTATAGTTAGAAAAGAATTAAAAAAAATTGATGCTCGCACTGAAAGCCAATTTTATGATAGATTATGCAATAAATATAATAACGGGCAATGCTTTTTAATAAATAAAAAATGAAAAAATATAATAAAAATATTGATTCTAAGACAATTTCAGATAGTGATAGACAATTTATGTTACGCTGCATTAGAAACGCCACCACAGAGTGTCTTTTGCAGTGGCAAATAGATCAGTTAAAGCCATTAGAAAAAAGATATTCGGATTCTAAATCTAATATCACAGAAATCGAGTGGCAAAGTGACTTTAAGAAAGTTTCGGGTTTCTATACTCGATATTGATGACAACTAAATTAAAATTAACCACTATAAATCAAAAGAGGCCCCGCCGTTGTCTTTAATATAAATTCCATATCTGCTTTATAAAGGGGCCTCTTTCTTTTGAATATATAATTCAGTGATGTCTAAATCAAAAAGATGTAAGAGTTGTGGTGACAAATATCTATCTAAATTCAAATGGATAGACACCTGTCAAACCTGTCAAGTTTCTGAAAAAGAAAATCGTGAAAAAAAGTGGGGATATAATGAAACTAGTCTAATTGGCAAAATGGGCTCGTGGGTGATGTCACCTAAGATATACAAAAAAGAAATCACATATTTGTGGTGTCTCTATAAATTAGACAAAATCGAAGCCTTAGAAATCCTAATGATTGCACATATCTGGATGACCGTAACTAATAAGCATGATGCCTATGGATCATATTCAACTGACACACAATGGCGCAAAATGCTCCGCATCCTTTATATCAGTCTGCATTTTAGACATAAAAAATTAGAAAATCTAATTGACAAATAAAGTTGCAGAGGTTTGGTTAATAAAAAATTATGACAAATTATGGCGTATGGCAAAGGCCAGAAATCCAAAAGATCCAGCGGCACTAATTAGTCATCTAACTCTTTATATAAATCGAGATTTCACAAAAATTCAAAATATCACAGACCACGATGGTCAAATGAAATTCTGTCAAATATGGATGAAAAATCAAGTCAAATGGCGCAGGTCTAATTTGAATTTAGATTCTAACTTAGGCAAAATTGATTTAGGTGAATTAGATGACACCGTTGAAAAAGCAACTAACAATATTGATGATTTAGAAAGTCAAAATGAAATTGAATTGTCGGCCGAAATTGGTGAATTAGGTCAAATGGCAAAAGTCATTTTAGACTGGCAAAGACAATGGTCTGATTTAGAAATTCAAAAAATTATGAAAATTAAATTAGTCATTAAAGAAAAGTTAGATGATAGTGAAAAGATTTTTATTAATATGTATATCCAGCAAAGTCTAAGTTTGCGTCAAATTGCAGAAAAGACCAGATTGCCACTTTCAGCAGTCTGGTCGATTTTGCAAAAAGTTAAATTAAAAATTAAAACAATATTAGATGATGACAACTTTATTTAACATAATTGCTTTTGCGTGTATAGGCGCTCTTTGGATCAATTCAGAGCCAACAATCAGATTAAGAATGATGTATAAAAGAGAAGATTTTTTTTATAGGTTAATAAATTGCTGTATGTGCTCGACTTTTCACATATATTTCTGGTACAATTTGATATTAAATTATAATTTTGATATATTAGGCGCCAGTATCTGTGCTATTTTGGCAGAATTTATATCCAGAAAATTAAATACTGGAACTTTATTATGATAATTCCAACTGATTTCAAAAATAAACAGGGTGTCTATTTAATAACACAACCTGATGGCAAATTCTACATAGGATCTAGTATAGATTTATATGGCAGATTTAGGCAACATAAGACTTATTTTAACCCAGGTACAAAATATTATAAAACTATAAATTATAATTGCAATTGGCATGATTTAGAGGTACAGATATTAAAAGAAACGGTTGGCTTGTCGTCAAAAGAATTGAAAAAAATTGAAACAAATTATTTGAAAAAATATTGGTCTGAAAATATTTTGAATATCGAAAAAAAGGCATCAGGCAGAGATATATCTGATGAAAAAAATCCTAATTGGCAAGAAAAAAAATATAAAATCAACTTTTGCCACTGCGGCGTTGAAATTTACAGAGATTCGCAATTCTGTTACTCATGTGCAGCAAAAAATCGGCATAAAAATGGATTTGTTGATCATAATAAAAGGTTCATCAAACAAAAATTAAATAAATAAATTATGACTGAAAAAGATATATTTTTAGAATTAGAGCCACTGATGTTGCACTGGATCGGCCGTGAATATGAAAGAGTGCCTGCTGAAACCATCACACAACTTTTCAACATACATAATCGAATTTTTCAGGATAGACCTGAATATTCAAAAAGTTGTGGTGGTTGCCGACAGCGTGTCTGGTCAAAATTAGTGACCTGGTACGACATAAAAAAAGGTGAATATGCCACAAAAAAAATATAAAAATAAAGAAATTTATTCAGTCTATGAAATTTGGATAGATGGTGTTGTTAGATATGTCGGATATACAAAAAATCTGCCACTAAGACAAAAGCAACACAACAGACTTTGCTTTAAGACTGACTATAAAAAAGACCTCTATAATAAAATTAGAGTTGAATATCCACACATCAAATCTATAACTCTAACTGAAAATCGACAATTCACAGACAAAGTCGAGGCAAAAAGGTGGGAATGTCTGTTGATTCTAAATGACCATTTTCTAAATGGTGACCTGTGGCAAAAAGTGCCGAGGATTTCTGATGTATAAAAAAAGGCCACCTAACTGGTGACCTCTTTTCTATATTATGTAACGACAACTAATATATTTTATATTTTTTTTTCAAAAAAAGTTTCATTTTCAATTTGTATAAATTAATTCTTTTGTTATAGAATTGCTGGTTGTACGCAAATCACATAGTGGTCTAAATGGCAACCAGTCACCACCATTAGAATTTTCACAGACAATTATTTGACCTTTTCTTTCTAAGCACCAATTTGAAAGTGAATTATAGTCGATGTTGTGATATTTATATTCTTTGCCACCGATTTTATATGGTGGATCAATGAACCATGTGGCTTCTATATTTTCTAATTCATTGTAACTTTTATGAAATATAGACCAGTGTTTCACTTTATGTATATTTGATTTAATAAATGCTTTATTTCTAGGCCATGCTTTTGCAGCCCATTCTGTTGTTGTATATTTGCGTTTGCCTGGTGCCAGACTACAACAAAATCCTAACAAAATTTTTGCGTCGTCATCAACATCCAAATCTTTAATTTTGCAACCTCTATAAAGATTTGGCAATTTTTCTATATCAGATTCATTTGACCTAATTAAATAAGACCAAATCCTATAAATATCATCATTTAAATCAGTCAAAATCACATTTTTTTGCCAATTGTCACCAGTCAATGAATAAAATGCGGCGCCAGCAAACGGCTCTATAATGGTTTCAAATTCAGGTTTCGGATATAAATGACCAATTTTTTTCTTTCTGCCAAAGTAACTAAACACAAATATTTATATTTTTTTTTCAAAAAAAGTTTCAAAAGATGCGGTCAGTTTAAAATAAAGTTGTATATTTGTGTATAATTAACAACTAACAATAAAGACAATGACCATCTTACAATTCATCAAAGACAAAAAGAATTCAGAAACTTTAATTTCAAATATTATGCATTCTGCAATTCAAACCGTGTTAGACATTAACTATCCTGGTGTCGATGCAAACAACCTATCAAAAGACCAATATAAAATGATGTTTCAATATATCATTGACAATTTCACAATTGAAAAGCAATTCACCGGCGCATATGTTGTCATCCCAAAAAATTAATAAAAAAAGTTTCAAAAATATTTGGCAGTTAAAAATAAATCCGTATATTTGTATATAATTAATCACTAAAACAAAAAACAATGACAATTTCAACAAATCAATTCTTAGCAACTTGTGAAGCAACAGGTGACAACAAATTGGCACAATTCATATGTGACAACTTTATTCAAATTATGACTATGTCAAATCCAGATATGAATCATATGACACCGTCTGACTGGTTGTCTGTGATGTTGAATGACTATAAAATTGTCATTGATGACAATGGCAATGTCGAGTTAGAGCCTATCAATGAAACGGCTGACTATATTTTATACAACGAATTCAAATAAATCTATAAACACCTATAAAATCAAATAAAATGACAAAGACTAAAAAAATCCTAATTGGCGCCACAATTCTAACCGCAATGGCAATATTCATCTATCGACCAATGTTTCAAGATATGCAAAGTGAATATCGACAAACCCTAATTGAAATCGATTCAACACACAGAGCAGATTCTATCAGATCAGCATTTGTTAAAGACAGCACCAGAGTGGCAGATTCATTAACACAAATTAATATCGAAAAATATTGGTCATCTGATAGTGCATCATCTGGTGGTGGTGGCCACTGGGTCAGAGGTTACACACGCAAAGATGGCACTTTTGTTTCAGGTCACTATCGAAAATAAATTAAAAGAGACCGCATTTGTGGTCATAATGCGAGAGGTGTCTAATTAGATTTAGGCACCTTTTCTAATGTTAAATAAAAATGAATAAAAAGAAAAAGAAAAATTGGCACTATGTGTGTCTAATTAGAATTTCTAAATCACATCTAAAAATCATCAGGTGTGATTTATATCCACCATTTGTCATTAAATCTGGTCTAGTGATGTATAAAGAGGGTTGGATTTCACCATATTATATTGGCAAATTAAAAGGATTTCTGCAATCTAATGGTCAGTTTCACATATCAGAGCCCCTTTTAACGACTATGGCAAAGGCATTCAAAGTTGAATATGAAGACCTCTGGAATCGAATTTATTTGTGAATTTCACACTTTTGGTGTGTGAAATCACATCTAGACCGATCTGATATATCCAAAATGTTTGCCAGAGATTAAAAGTTTCAGAGGATTTTAGACACGACCATCCTTAGGCCGTCATCTAAAATCCTCTGTTTAACATAAATGCCGTCAATTGCTTGCCGTCGACCAATTAGCCCCATCGGATTTTAACTATATCACTTAGTCAATATAGTCGCCAGACCTACTTTAAGATGATTTCTAAGTCACCTATATGCTCACAACTCGTCTGGTATTAACACCATTGCTGCCCTATGTCATATATCCTCCCAGTGGGGCGTTACAATATAGTCCCTGGTGCCATTTGTGCGTCAGACTATAAGGTCGATTGCCTATGATTTGTCAACTGATTTGCCTTTAATTTATGCCAGAAATTGCCTTTGATTGCCTTTGAATTAAAATTTATATAATTTATATATCAAAAGTTTTGTCTTTCATAAAAAATTTATTAAATTTGTCAAAATGATGAATCAAAAATATAAAGACTATCTGCAAAGTGATGAATGGCAAAAGAAAAGACAACAATTGTTTGCCGAAAGAGGCAAAGTATGCGAAAGATGTCAATCTATAACTAATATTCAGGTGCATCATAAAACCTATGAAAATATATTTAACGAAAAATTATCTGATTTAGAGGTGTTGTGTAAAATTTGTCATGAAAATCACCACAAAAGAAAAGAAACACAACCTAAAAAGAAAAAAAAGGCCAAACCTAAAAAAAGAAAATGGATCAGAATTGAATCAAATAAATTCTTTGTTAAAATAAAAAGTCAATATTTCGGATTTGAAAGTGAAAAAGAAGCATTAGACTTTTATGAAACACAAAAAAAGATTAAAATTTGTGAATATAAAGGATTTATGAAACGCATAACTAAGGTGTTGTCAAAAAGAAATTAGAAACAACTTATTAACAAATCTGACATATAAAAGAAAATCCTATATCAATGCGTGACAGCACCATAATAAAAAAAAATAAAGTCTTAGAGTGCCTAGAAAGACACCGAGGCATCATCACACACGCCTGCAAAGAAGCAAATATTGCTCGTGAAACTTTTCACAAATGGGTTAAAGAGGATCCAGATTTCAAATCAAAAGTCGATGATATAAATGAAACCGTGATAGACTTTGTTGAAAATAAATTATTCAAAGCAATTGAAAATGGATCAGAAAAGTCAATTCATTTTTATTTGCGTTTCAAAGCCAAAGAAAGAGGTTACACAGATTCATTAGACATCACATCAAAAGGCCAAAGCATATCAGAGGTCGAGGTTAGAATCATCCGTGATGATTTTAATTTAGATGACATATGAATAAATTGCAAATAAAGGGCAGCCGTGTCTTAGATATTATGTTAAAGACAGATAGGCGTTTCATCCTGTCAGTTGGCGGGTCTAGATCCACAAAGACATATTCAGCAATGCAGTGGATTTTAATAAAGGCACTAAAAGAAACTGGCCTAATTATAACAATTGCCAGAAAGACATTTCCCAGTCTTAGAAAAGGTGCATACAGAGAATTTATTCAGATGTTAAAAGACTATGAAATCTATGATGAAAGAAACCACAATAAGACAAATCACATATATTCTATTGGTGGCAATTTAATTCAATTTATATCCCTAGACCAGTCTGTGAAATTGCGTGGTCTGAAACACGATATAGTCTTTATTGATGAAATAAATGAAATCGAAAAAGAGGCAGCCGAGCAGATTTTTATGCGTACCACTGGCCGTATAATTATGTGTCAAAATCCAACTAATGCCCTTCACTGGTCATTAGACTATCAGACGCGTGATGACTGCCAATATATTCATTCAACATATAAAGACAACCCATTTTTAGAATCAGCAGTTGTTAGTCAAATTGAATCCTATAAATTATATGACGATGACCTGTGGCAAATGTATGGCTTAGGTCTACCGGCAAAGAATAATGAATTAGTATATTCACACTGGCAAACCTATGAAACTAAATCCGATTTTTCAGATGATGAAACTATATGGGGTCTCGATTTCGGATTTAATCACCCGACTGCGTTAGTTAAAGTCATAATTAACAGAAATAAAAGACACATCTGGTGTCAAGAGGTCATATACAAATCTTTTATGACAACATCAGATTTAATTAGTCAAATGAAAAATTTAAATATTATATCAGATGATGATGTGATATGGTGTGATGCAGCAGAGCCTAAGACCATAGAGGAAATTAGACGAGCCGGATTTGATGCAAAGGCAGCAATGAAAGAGGTTAAAGAAGGCATAGATTTAATAAAGTCTTTTCACTTTTCAATTCACTATGAATCAACTAACATCATCACTGAATTAAGAAAATATAAATGGCAGATGCGTGGTGAAATGAAATTAGACCAACCTGTGAAACTCTTTGATGACGCACTTTGTGCCATTAGATATGCAGTGTGGTCACACATACAAAAGACCGCCAGATCAAATGATTATACATTTGATATAGATATATTAGACCTATAAAAAATAAATATATAATTAATATGATAGACACAAATAAAATTATGACCTGGTCAGACATCACCGTTGGTCAATATCAAGAATTAATTTCAATTCAGACTGAATCAGAAATTGCAAAATTTATACAAATGGTTTCAATTGCCTTAGATTGCGACCAGGATGATATTAGAAACCTAACACTAAAAGACTGGCAGACTATAAAGACTAATTTCCAATTTTTAACATCAGATCCACAAAATGACTTTTGCACTTTTATAGACTATGATGGTGTTGAATTAGGCATCGAACCAGATATTAACTTTATATCAACTGGTGTCTTTATTGATGCCGAGCAATTCAGACAGGATCCAATTGAAAATCTGCATCGAACTCTGGCACTAATTTATAGACCAGTGATAGAAAAGAAATCTGAAACTGAATATAAAATCGAAAATCATAAAGGTGAAGGATTTGAAAAGCGTGCAGAATTTTTTAGAAACAGAGTTTCAATTGAAAAAGTCTTTGGTGCCACACTTTTTTTTTTCATTCTATCAGGTCAATTGTCGATAGATATGACGGACTATTTGAAAGAGGTGATGATGCAGGAATTGACGAGGGCGGGGATAGTCTAGACCCACATCACTTTGACGAGGTGCAATTAATTAACTTTCAAAAGAGATTTGGCCTTTATGATATGTTGTCAAAGTTAGTTGATGATGACCCAATTAAAATTCAAAGTCTTTATGAATTAGGTGTCATTTCACTTTTAAATCATATATCATATCTGGCATCACGCCGAGTGGTTAGAGGTGGTTAAAAAAACATAAAAAAAAATAAAAGACATAAAAAGATATGGCAATTGGATTTCTATCACAAATTGGATTCGAGCAAATTATGCAACAATTTGCAGCGGCAGATCCAAATCTAAATCAATTCGGCTTTGGTGAATTATGGCGTGAAAATGGTGAAATAAAAGCAAATCAGATATATCCTGGGATGTGGGTGAATCCACAGAGCACTAACTTTCTATCAGACTATGCCATCACCAGAAACTATCAAATTTTAATTTATGATTTAGTCTTTAATGATTCAACTGGCAAATCAAATCAAAATTCAATTATATCTGATTGCGAGGAAATTGCATTCAGACTAGTTAGATTTCTAAAATCTAAATCTGATATATTTGATATTTCAGGTTTGCCAACAATTGCACCTTTTTCTGATAGGTGGTTAGACCAGGTTTCTGGTGTCACCTTAGATGTCAATATAGTCTTTAATTTTCAGACATCAGATTGTGATGACCCTGACTATACATTTCAAATAAAATCTAACCAAATATAAATATGTCTGGCATTTCACACAATTCATTTGACGGCACTGGTCGGTTAAAAATATCAAATTCAACATCAACACACCTTTCATTAGGTTACACTGGTTCATCACAATTAGACTTTGATTTGCCAACTAATTATGGCTCGTCAGGTCAGGGTTTAGTCACAGATGGCGCAGGTGGTCTAAGTTGGGGTGTTGTTAGTGGTGGCACATCAGGCACAAATGGCACATCAGGCACATCAGGTGTTGGATCCAGTGGCACATCAGGCACATCTGGTCAGACTGGTACATCAGGCACATCACCATCACCAATTGGTCAAATCAGTTGGCAAAATTCAACTAATTCATATCAGACTTTAACAATATCCTCTGTTGGTACATCAGGCAAAATGATAGGTGCGACTGGTGGATTTTATTTCACACCTCTTTCAACTGGTGTTGTCTATGTCAATTATGAATTGCAATCATCAGCATCTACTGATTTAATTTATGAATTAAGATATGGCACAGGTGCGGCACCTGCTGATGGGTCAGCAGCAACTGGCACCGCAACTGCTGAAAGAATGATTTCTTTTGGTGGTGAAATGTCAATTTCTTTTATAGTAAATGGACTATCAGTTGGCACACAATATTGGTTTGCACTTTTAGCAAAGACAATTTCTGGCACAACAACTTTGATTTATGAATATATCAACGCATCAGCATTTGAATTAGGTGGTGTTGTTGGTGCAACCGGCAATGACGGCACATCAGGCACAAGTGGCACATCTTTCTCACCAGCATATTTTTCTGGTTGGTCACAAAAGACACAGACAAAAGCAGCCGGTGCTGAAACTTTTGTGCATTTCACAGACAATATAGAAACACAATGGGGTTTCAATTCAGCAGCCTCTGCAACCCAGTCATGGATTTCAGTTGGCACAGCGGGTTACTATCAGTTTCATTATATGGTTTCATTAGGTCATCAAAGTGTTTCAGATAATCAGGCAGTCTTTTTCTTAAAGAAAAATGGTGTCACCTGGTCTGGCACTGGCATAGCGTTTGCAGCCAGGTCGGTTCAAGACCACGGTAGTGCAGACACTTTGCCATATTTTGAAATTCACGGCAGTTGGCAGGCACAACTAAATGCCTTAGACAAAATTGAAATCTTTTTATATTCAGCATCTGATTTAACAATAAAAGGCAGTCAGTCTATCCCGAGCGGCAAAATGTCTGCATATAAATTAGAAACAATTTAATGACTGAATTAGAAACTCTTTTAGTCGAGGCAAAAAAGAAATGGGGCCAGTCTGTTGTCGAGGCAATCAAAAAGAAAATTGATGAATTAAATATCAATGATAGAGGTCAGATGAAAGCATCTGTGGCATTTGACCCTTCTGAAACTGCTGATGGTGACAACCCTTTCACAATTATAGACTATGGCAATTTTCAGGATCGAGGTGTGAATCCAGTCGGTCAAAAATTATATGAAACTGATTTTCAATTTAAGGGCAAATATTTTGGCACAGCAGAGGCAATAAAAGCCTGGTCGAAATTAGGTGAAAAAAGCCCGTATGCAGTGGCCTATAAAATTCAATTTGTTACAGGTCTAAAACCAAAGAAATTTTTCAGATCCACCATAGAGGCCAACTTAGAAAAATTAGGTGATGAATTTGCAAAGACATATAATGACTATTTGACAAAGCAAATCGAATCATATAATAAAAGCAAATAAACAACACAATTCATATTTAGACATATAATATAAAAGAGGTCTAAAAATGGCAATCACCATTCTTAAAAATTTAACATCAGGATATTTCTATCCGAGTGCAAATCCAATATCAGTGTCAGTTGATTCTAACAACTCTGGCAAATGCAATTTCAGATATGTATGTGATATATGGATCAATTCAAATAAAGTCACCACAATTAAAATGTTTCCTGATCCAACATCAGGATATGGTTTGTTTGAAATATCTAGAATTCTGCAAGACTATGTTGAAACTCTTTATAGAGGCACAAATTATACACACCTGTTAGACCCAGCACAGACCGTTTCACTGCCAACTGCGGCATTTGCATTTCAATTAAAATTCGGTGAAGAGTATGACCTTTCGACTAATTGTGATGGTCAAATTTTACAATATCTAAATTTGGCCACATCTAACTCGGCCTATGTCTTTGAATCAGCAGTTGAATTTGCAGACTATCCGACTTTTAATTCAAATGATTTTGTTGTTGGCACTAATTCAACGGCAACTTTTTTAACTAATTCACCTCGTCAAATTGACATCACATATAATGACGGATTTTATTTAGACTTTTTAACTAAATTAACTATCAATGCAGCAGACTGGCGTGTTGATATAAAGACTTTTGACCAGTCTAATATACAGACAGCAACATATTCATATGGTGCATCAAAGACACACACTGGGATATATCGATTTAGAATTGCCTGTGGCCCCTTAGATATAAATTCAGTCGCAAATTCAACTATAATAAATCCATCAGTCAAATATTATACAACTAGTCTTAGACACGTACCAACCGGCAACACCGTAACAGAGGTTGTGACCTTTAACATAAAAGAGCCAACAACTTTCAGACATAGATTTGGATTTGTCGGTCAGCCAGCAGGCCACGAAAGTTTCACTTTTTTTCATAGACTTAGAAAATCAATTGATATAGAAAAGACCACATTCAATAAGCCATTTGATTTAACATATGGTGGCACACCACAATATAATATTGGTGGCCGTGGCACTGATATATTTGCAATTTCTGCAACTGAAAGAGCAACTATCACAACTTTTGTTAAAGAGGATTTTTCAAAATATCTAACTGAATTATATCTGTCTAAAAATGCATGGTTTCTGCTCCGACCAGAATTAATTCCTTTTAGGTCTATAAATGATTCTGGTGTTAATAAATTAGTCATGTATGACTTTGACAATGCAGTTGGTCTGGCAAAAGACACACCAATAAATAAATTGTCAGTTGGTGATTTTATTTATGTGTATGGTGACAACTCTAACTATAATGGCAGATTTCAAATCACAAATAAATCTGGTGATATTTTAACAACATCTGCCACCTGGTCGGCACTTGCAACAACCTGTGGTTGGATTCATAAATCAACATCGTGGCGGGCTTTGCCAATTATAGTTGATGTCAAATCAATTGAAATTCAACAACGCCTCGGCAGACCAATTCAATATCAATTAGACTTTAATTTTGCAAACACAAAAATCTTATTAAAATAAATGCCACAAAATCAGACTAGACTAATCATATATGAAAGGCCAGATTCGGCAATAAAGAAACCACTAACAACAATTGCAACCGGCACCGTCGGGGCACAGACCATAGGTGCCACTGGGTCTTTTTTCTATCAATATAAAAATAATCTTAACAATGTCATCACTAATGGCAAAAAAAATGTGGTGACTAGATTTGGTCGAGAATTAGACCTTTATGACGGCATTCAAATCCCTCTAAATTTCACTATATCAGATATAAAAGAGCCAGACAAAATAAAGACCACCTGGTCTAAATCAATTAGACTGCCTGGCACTAAGACTAACAATAAAATCTTTTCACAATATTATGACCTCGGCACAGATATGTGGATCACAATTGGCAACACATCAGTGTGGCAAAATTTCAACCCACATATCAGAACCGAAATTGTGTTACTAAGTGGTGATATTGAAATCCTAAAAGGCAATCTGCAATTAAAGTCTATCACAAAAGATAGATTTGGCAACATCGAATATGAAATTGCACTTAGTGGTCAATTGACTAGTCTTTTTTCAGATATAGACAACACTAAATTAAAAGACTTAGACTGGTCTGAATATGACCATATCTGGTCGAGAGACAACATCACTAATTCATGGAATTATATCAATTCTATAAATGGCACTAATTCACAGATTGCAACTCGTTCAACAAGAGGCACTTACATAAAAGGCATATTAAAATGGTCTGATGGCAGACTGGCCTTTAAGACACACACGGCACACAACCTGGCAGTTGGTGACTATGTTAAAATTAATTTAGATTCTAATATCGAAAATAAATATAAATCTGCAACTGGTGAATGGTTAGTGATGGCAGTTAATTCAACTGAATTTTCAGTCAATCAACCATATCCAATGGCACTTTCACCTTTTGGTGAATCACCTAATATAAATATCGGCAGTTGTGAAAAAATAAATCTGTTAGGATATGGCTATGTCTATCCTATGATTCAATGGGGTGATGAAATCGACCATAATTCGTGGCCAGTTACATCATTTGCACCAGGATATTATATCAAAGGCATTATAGACAAAATCTTTGAAAGCACTAATTCATCATATGATTCTAATTTCTTTAACTCTGAATATTTTAGGAGACTAATTTATATTCAAAAAAAATCAACATATGAATTAAATCCAGTTGATGTTAAAGAAAGAAAATTTGCAGTTGGTCTAACTGCGTCATATCACACACTGCTTTCACAGGTGACACCTAACAGATTTTATTGGCCTAATTTAACAAATCCAACAACAGGGGCAACTGCATCAACCAAACCAACTGAATTTGCAAATCGAGTGCCTTTTAGAAAAGAGACTGGTGGCTTTTCAACACAAAGTTTCTATGACAATGGTGCCACCGTTTCAAATCAAATTGGCAACTGGGATGAAAATTCATATAAATGGGTTGTTAGAAACAACGGTGAATATGCTCTAAATGCAACACTAAATCTAAGTTGCCAATGTCAAATGAATGGATATGTCAATTCACCAACATCATCTGGCACGGCATCATTTCAACCGACAAATCCTAATTTTATATACTTTCCAGGCAACAACCGTGGTTTCACTAACTTTGGTGGTGGCATCACACAACAACCAGACCCGTCTAGTCAATGGTCGGGGCCTAACTGCGGGGTTAGAGTGGTTGCAAAGATTTGGTTACGGCGAAATGGCATAGACACACAAATTGGTGAAACAACATCTGACCAATTTTATATGAATCGGATTTCATATTGGGCACCTGACAACACTAACTGGTTAAATTTCGGTGTCTATCAACCGGCAAATTGGCGTGATTTTCAAATTCAAATTCAGTGTAACAATTTTTATTTTGCAAAAGATGACGAGGTCTGGGTTGATTTGCAGATGTATAATCAGGCTAGACAGACACCAGGCCCCACTGGTGGTGTCATTTCAACTATGGCTTTCACAGAGGTGCAATTTGACACTATAATTAGAGCAATTAGAGGTGACTGGCGGGTTTCACTAAATTCACAAAGTTTCATATTTAATGATCCAACACCTAAGGCAACAGAAGGCAGTCTGATATTAGGTCGGTCATTTTTCAACCCTGAATTAACCTGTCGTGATTTTTTATTGTCAATTTGTAAGATGTTTAACCTCTATGTGGAAAGTGATAGAGACTATGAAAAGAGATATAGAATCGAACCGAGAGATCAATATTATAGAGGTGGCACGCAGTCATCTGACTTTATTGACTGGTCTGACAAATTAGATGAAACATCAGTGCAGATTTTGCCTATGTCTGAATTTGTTTCTAAGACCTATATTTTCAAATATAAAGATGAAACTGACTATTGGAATTCTAAATTCAAAACCGAAAGAGGCAGACTTTTCGGTGAATATCAAAAGACTATATCTAATGATTTTAAGACTGATGTGTCACAAATTGAAATTAACCAATTTGCATCAACGGTGATGATCAACTATCCGCAATTTTCAGATGTTGTGATGCCGTCTATAATTCAGCGTGATGGTGGCACAAATAAGCCACTAACAAATCCGAGTGGCAGAATTTTAATATGGGGTGGTTTGAAACCCTATACGGCTTTTAGAGGTGGTGCCGAAATCAATTTAGAAAATCCACAGACTAACTATCTGACCGGATTTGAAATTATATCATCTGAAATAAAGGGTTTGCAGTCAGCAACTTTTGGCACACCATATCATCAATATCCATATTGTGGGTTAGTTGATTCACCACAGGATCCGTATCACGATATAAATTGGTTCAATATGGATCCAGATGACTTTGTATATTATGATTTTGCAAGATGGTCTAACGCAAATCTTTTCAACAGATTTTATTCTAATATGGTTAGAGAGTTGGCCGACCCAGGCAGTCGAGTGTTAGTTGCCAATTTTGCCTTAAAACCGAGTGATATAAAAGACATAGACTTTTCTAAAATATACAACATAGCAGGTCACTGGATGCGCTTACAAAGAATTATAGATTTTGACGCAGTAAATCCTAGTCTAACTAAGTGTGAATTTTTGAAACTAAATGCACCTTTTAGGTGGCAAAGGCAGTCAGTTGTTGTAAATCAATTCGGTGAAATCGGCAGTGAATTCACCGACTATCAGATAGTTAATCAGAAGCCACTAACTGAAATTGTGCCAGACAAACAATATTCACCAATTAAAAAAAGACCAGATGTCGGATTTCAAAATATAAATCCAGCAACTGATATTTCATCAAATCAAAATCAGACAACTAATGGTCAGTCTAATTTCATTTCTGCGTCAGCAAAGAATATACAAATCAATGGCAATGAAAATTCAGTCGGCAGCGGTGCCATGAATATCAATATCACATCTGGTGATGGCAACTTTGTAACTGGTGGTGTTAAAAATGTTAATTTAATTGGCACATCAAAAAGATATGTTAGTGAATCAGATGTAACCTATATCAACGGCATTAGATATAAATTAGGGTCACCTATATCAAAAAGTCAGGTGATAGACGCAGGTCAGGATATTGCCTTACAAAAGACATCAGACAACACCATCATCACCGTGTTAGATGCCTGCGAGGATGTTGTGATTTTAGGTGGGTCATCAGGATTTGAAAACACAATTGATGCTGGTGTTGATAGAATTTTGCCAGATGTTGGTGAATTAGGCCTCGGCACTTTAACAAATCCAAATCCACGCACAAATGCATTTGGTGGTTTCATAGTGCAGAATCCAACTTTTTCAACAATTGAATTAATTAGAAAGACAAATTATTTAAAATCATAATATAAAAAAAAAGACATATAATATAAATGGCTAGAATTGACCAATATTCACGACTAAGACACCACAGACTAACCACATCAGGTCAGTCTTTTACGGTGCCACTATCAGAGGATCACACAGATGAAACCTGGCTGACAACAGACCTTTATTTAGGTGAAATCGGCATTAACCTAACAGATGACAAAATCTTTTTTAGGTCTAACAACGGCATAATTCAAATTTCAACAACTGGGTCATCAGCAGGTGGCACAATTTCTAACACACTATGGGATTTTGTAACACCTAATATTCAAATCGGTGCAACCTGGTCTATCGATGCGGTGACACCTAAGTCAGGATATTATACAGATTTAGGATCACAGACTTTGCCTTTCAAAGACCTTTATTTAGGTGGTTCATCTGGTGGCTCGACAAAAGTTGATGTCAATGCAGGTGTTGAATTAACATCAGCATCTGGCAATATCCTAACAACTGATGGTGTTGTTTCATCAGCGGCGCCAATTGAAATTCATTCGCAATCATCCAATGTTAATAAATCTAGACCACTCTTTCTAAACACCAGAGCCGGATTAGTTTCAGGATCTAATTATGTAACAACAGCATCATCACAGACTATCACAATTGCTGATTCAAATTATGTCTTTGTTGCCGGCACAGATCAGTTAAATATCACAACTGCATCTAACACCGTATATTTAGGCAAATCACATCAAAGAGATGTCTGGCAAAGTGAAACAACCTGGGCTGGTGGTGATTTGGCGGTTAGGTCAATTGATGATGACGGGTCTGGTCAATATGACAAATCAGAGTGGATCACATCACAAAATCGACTTTCAACGGCAAATGCAAATGTCACTGATATAGTTAATATCCCCTGGACTGACCTAACTAACTATGGCGAGGTGGTGCAAATAAAAGCCTTTGTCATTGGCACCGTGATTAATTCACCAGATATTGTATATTCATCTGAATTATGTGGTGTCTTTTCAGTCGAGGCCGGTGGCACACCACATATCATAGGCGTGCCGACTAAAAATGAATGGTCATCTTTTTCTGGCACACAACCAGAATCAGATTTGACCTGTGATGCAAATGGCTTTTATGTTAAAGTTAAAGGCATTGTTGGATCTATACAATGGCTTTGTTCATATCAATATCATAGACTAATAAAAGTATATTAATAAATGAAAAGAATTTTTATAGATGAAATTGCAACTAATTATGAAATTGATATTTTCGGAAATGTATATTCTTTGAAAAGAAAAAAATATCTAAAAGCGATGACTAATAAATTCGGTTACAAATTTGTTAGAATAAGACTAGGTCAAACCAATTTATATAAAATTAAATTTATTCATAATTTAGTCGGTGATGCATTTTTAGGTCAAAATTCAGAGATGGATATTAACCATAAAGATGGCAACAAAAGTAACAATATTTTAGAAAATTTAGAATATGTCACTAGATCTGAAAATTTGAAACACGCATATTCAAAAGGTCTTAGAAAAATGAAATTAAATTATGATTCAATATTGAATATTAGAAACAGCAAAGAAACTGGTGTTTCATTATCAAAAAAATATGGTGTTTCAACTGCAATGATTTCACTAATCAGAAATAAAAAATCTAGAATATATGGCTACTAATTTTGAATTAAATGTTAAAATCAACGGGGTCGAGCAGACCATCACAACTATTGGTGGGTTAGAAACTGCACTGGCAGAAACTAATGCTGAATTAGGCAAAATCGACGAAGGCAGCCGTGAATTCAAATCTTTGCAAAATCAGGCATCTAATTTAACAAAAGTGATAGGTGCCCTAAATAATGACACTAAGAAATTTGACACCACTATAAAGCAAACTGCAAATGACGCAAAGACCTTAGGTCAAAATTTCACACAGACAGCAGAGGCGGCATCTAAAATATCAAACCAGGCTGGTGGTGTTAAAAAGGTTTCTGATGAAATAAAAAATTCATCTAATTCATCACAAAGTCTAAAAGCAGAATTGCGTCAGGTGATTCAAGAGTTACAACAATTAGAGCCAGGATCTGCTAGATTTCAACAACTATCAGTTAGAGCCGGTGAATTGCGTGACACTATATCAGACACAAATGCCGTTGTTACATCATTAGCAGGAAACACAACCGAAAGACTAGGCAACGCCCTATCTGGTGTTGCAAATGTCGGCATTGTTGGCTTACAGGGTCTAACAGGTGCCATTGGTCTTTTTGGTGGTGAAAGTGAAAAGGTTCAAGAGATATTTCAAAAGTTACAGGGCTTACTTTTAATCACGCAATCTATATCAGCCTTTGGTGGTCTGGCTGACCAAATCACACAAATTAAAGCAGGATTTTCATCTTTAACTGCGGCTAGATCTGCTGATTTGGCGGCAACAGAGGCACAGACTGCTGCTGTGGCAGGTCAGACAACAACTGAAAATCTTAACACCGTTGTAACCGAGGCAAATGTTGTGGCCACCGAGGCAAAAGTTGTTGCAACAGAAGCAGATGTTGTTGCCACCACATCGGCCACCGTGGCAACCAGGTCATTCACGGCAGCACTGGCGGCAAATCCACTCGGGTTAATTGCAGTTGCCCTATCAGCCGTTGTTGCCGGGTTAGTCTTATTTGGCGGTGAAACTGAAAAGACAACTGAAACAACAGATGAATTAATTCAGAAACAAAAAGAGCAGGTCGAGCAATCTAACAATGCAGCACAGGCTTTAACACAATTGGCTTTTGAAACGGCTAGACTAAATGCTTTACAAATAAAAGATGTTGATAAAAGAAATGCAGCCTTAGACGCAGCAAATAGAGATTTCATAAAAGCACAGGAAAAAGATATTGTTGAATATCAAAGAAATCAAGAGGGTGTCTTTGATTCTATATTAAAAGAAGCAAATAAATTTAAAAATGAATTTTCATTAATTTCACTTAGAGCCGAATATAATGAATTGGCCGGTCAGGGTGTACAATATGTGCAGGTCGTGACTAAATTAGGTCAGGATGAAATATCATCTAAAAGAAATCAAATAAATCAATTAGAAAAGTTAGAGAAACTTAGAAATCAGGCAACTGCAAACAACACTAAGAATTTAACAACTGCTGAAAAAATTGCCTTAATTGAAAGACTAACGGCACAGGTTGAAATCACAACTGGCACATATCAAGAGTTACTAAAAGCACAATTGAAATATGTAAATCAAGCATCTGATATTGACAAGAAAAAGACAAAAGATGATATAAATTCACTTTTGACTAAAATTGCAAATGAAAGGACAGCAATATTAAAGTCATATAATGACCAATTAAAGACACTATCAGAGCAGCGTGAGAAAGAAATCGAGGTTGAAAAGCAAAAAGCAGATCAGGCAGCCGAGGAGCGAAAAAGAAAATTAGAGGCAGCACAACAACAATATAAGCAGGCCTATCAACAAATCACGCAATCAATTTCATCGGCACTAACCGAGGCAAACAACATAGAAAAGAAATATTTAGAGGATTTAGAAAGGCTAGGTCAAAAGACTAAATTAGATGAATTAGAATTTGAAAAAAAGAAAGAAAAAGAAAGAATTGCTGAATTAGTTAAATCTAAGACTGATGAAATTAATAAATCGGTGTTAGGTCAAAAAGAAAAATCACAAAAAATAAATAAAATAAATTCTGAATTCAACGAGGCACTTTTGGCCTTAGACGGATTTTATTTGCAAAAAAGACTAAATCTAATTAACGAGGAAGTTGCCGCTGAATTGAAAAAGGCAAATGACCTGCGTGTCATAAATCAGGTGTTACAGACTGAAACGGCATTTGGTGACCAAAATGCTAGTGACCAAAGAAGGCTTCTGAAATTGCAAGAAATTCAATTCGAAATTGATGACACAAAAGAGCAAATTAAAAGAGCCAAAGAAACTAACTTTGTTGAAAGATTTTTATTGTTGCAAACAACAGGTGAAAAAATTAAATCATTCAGTGATATATCAAATGAAAGAGAGGCAAATCTAAAAAAAGAATTAGATTTATTAAAAGAAAAAGAAACAATTGAAACGCAAACCATTGAAAATGAAAGAGTTAAAAGAATTGTAAATTTCGAGGAATTCATAATAAAGCAATTCGGATTTGCTGAATTGCAAAGACAAAAAGATTTCAAGGCTGAATTAGACAAAATCAATAAATTAGAAATATCTGAAACTGAAAAAATTGAAAGAATCAGACAATTGAATATTGACACACTGGCAGCCGAAACAACTGCTGAAATTAGAATTGCCAATTCAACTAGACAGACCGAGTTGGCACAGCAAAAAGTCTTATTAGACCAAAAGAAAATAAATCAGACTGAATATTTAGAGGCCATTGGCAAAATCAATTTAGAAACTGACAATAAAATTCAAAAGTTAAATTCTGATGGTCAGGCCAGAATAAATGCCGGCGCACTGGCATCAGCAAATGCACTTAGTCAAGCCAGTGTTAATGCAACAGAGGAGGCTGAATCTAAAAAATCAGGCATTGTTAGAAAATATCTAAAATTAAAAGAGGATGCCGAAAAGTTGTCAGAGGATGAATTGTTAGAATATAAATTAAAAAAGGCTGACGAGGCTGCCAAAAAAATCCAACAGGGATTTGACTTAGTCTTTAATTTTGCACAAAGTCTGCAACAACTAAGACAGACAGAGGATGAAAATTCATTAATTGAATTGAAACTCTATAATGAAAATCGACAAAATGAATTAACGGCATCTTTTAACACAGAGGTTGAATTGTTGAAAAAAAGAGCCGAGGCTGGTCTAATAACCGAGCAACAATATAATGATGCAATTCTTAAATTAGACAAAAATCGAGCCGCTAGCACAGAGGCTTTGGCAACAAATCTATCTAAAAAAGAATTAGAAATAAAGAAAAAGGCATTTGAAACTGACAAAAAAAATCGAATTGCCCAGTCAATTATATCGGGCGCACAGGGTGCCTTACAGGCTTTCTTAGGTCCCTTTTCAAATCCAGCATTAGTTGCCAGTGGTGTTGCGCCAATTATAGGTGGAATTCTATCAGCATTAGTTGCAACAACAACTGGCATTCAGGTTGCAGCAATTCAAAAGACTAAATTTGATTCATCTGGTTCAATTCCACAGACGGCTGTTGCCGACACTGGATTTGCATCTGGTGGTCTATCAACCGGCACAACAACTGGCAATCAGTTAGGTGGTCTAGGTGGTGGTTTCACCAGTTTCACTAATTCACCAGTTTCATCTGCCGGTTCAACAACACCTTTTTCAACTAGTCAAAGTGGTCAGTCTGGTCAAAGAGTATATGTCTTAGAAAGTGATATATCTAACGCACAACAACGAGTTAGAGTGTTAGAAGGATCTGCAACCTTTGGTTAGAAACAAATTAACCAGAAAAGACATATATAGATATGACAGATAATTCACAAAATTTGCCTATCTATGACATCACTATCGGTGATGATGGTGGCGTTGATATGATTTCAGTTGTCGATGTGCCCGCAATTGGTGTCGATTTCATTAAATTAAAAGAGCAGAAAAAATTGACTTTTGTTTCAGACAAAGGGGATAGACAATTGTTGTATGGCCCCTTTTTAATTCCGAATATGTTGATATATCGGTCTGATGAAAAGATGGGTGAATATTATGTTAGATTTTCAGCAAAAGAAATTGAAAAGATTGCAGAAAAATTTAATGAAAGTCTTAACAATAAAAATATCAACTTTATGCACACTGACAAAGAGGTTGATGCTTTTGTTTCACAAAATTGGATCATAGAGGATGATTCAGACAAATCAAAGATGTATGGATTTGATTTGCCATTAGGCACCTGGTTTGGTGCAGTTAAAGTTAAAGATCAGAATTTCTGGCTAAATCAGGTTAAAAATGACGAGGTTAGAGGATTTTCTGTTGAAATAAAAGCCGATTTGAATTTGGCATTAAAAAATAAAATAAAAGATTCTATGAAAAAATTAGATTTTAACAAATATCCACTAAAAGGTGGTGATGTAACCGTCTATTGTGAAGGTGAATTAGAAATTGGCAAACCACTTTTCATTGACGAGGCTTTGACACAACCAGCACCAGACGGCGAGCACACTTTCGAGGATGGCCGTGTCATCACGGTTAAAGAAGGCAAATTGACTGAAATTAAAGAGCTCGAGGATTTAGGATATGACAAAAAAGAGGATGATGAAAAAATGGCCTTAGATCCTAACACCGGCAAAGAATTGCCAGAAAATATCACAGCAGAGGAAGTTTCTATGATGATAGACAACAGATTCGGTGAATTAATGGAAGAAATCACCAGACTAAAAATTATGATAGAGGGCAAAGATGATGAATTGTCTAAATTCAAAAAAGAGGTTAGTGAAAAATTTTCAATGACACCGGCAGCAAAATCAATTAAAGAAAAAGAGGTGGTTGCACCGTCACAAAATAAATTCACAGAGGCTGAAAGACGCATCCGTGAATTTGCAAAAGTGAAATAAACATAAAATCAGATTTTGACATATCTAATTATAGAGGTTAAAATCCAAAAAAAATAAAATTAAAAAAATGGCATTAACAGACAATACAACTTTTTATGGCCGTGACGCAGAAGGATTTTTCAAAAAAGTCTTAACAACTGGTCTGGCAAAAAATGAATTGACACTTATCCCTAATGTTAAATCGAAAATTAAATTGGCATATTCTGACTTAGGCAATATTTTGCAGGCAGATGATTGCTCTTTTTCAGCAACAGGTGAAGGGTCATTAAATCAAAAGACTATGGATGTGTGTGATTTGAAAGTGAATCTTGAATATTGTGCAACAACTTTCGAGGCAAACTATCTATCACTGCAACTTAGAGCAGGATCTAATTCTGACGAGGTGATGCCAGCATCATACGCTGAATTTGTTGTTGACTATGTTGCTGAAAAAGTTTCAGCAGATTTAGAAATCACAATGTTCAAAGGTGACACTGGTACAGCATCATATCCACTAAATCTTTGTGACGGGTTAGTGAAACAACTTTTGGCTGACGGATCAGTCATTGATGTTTCTGCAACTGCATCAACTATCACATCAGCAAATGTTGTTGGTGAATTGAATAGAATTTTAGAGGCAGTGCCAGCAGATGTTAGAAATCAACCTAATTTCAAAATCTTTGTTTCTAATGAAATTGCTTTTTCATACAAACAGGCACAGGCAGCCACAACTGGTGGTCTTTTCTTAGTTGGTGACAAAGAATTGAATTATTTAGGATATAGATTGATCCCGACATCTGGTCTAGATGCAAAGCAGGCAATCGCTTTCAACTCTGACAAAGTCTTTTTCTTAACAGATTTGACATCAGACTGGGATGAGGTACTTTTGATCCCACAAAGAAATATTTCAGGTGCTAGAACTGAAAGATTTGTAACATCATTGAAATTTGGTGTGAATTATCTATATGGATCTGAAATTGTACTTTATTCATAATATTGAAAAAAAAATAAAATAAAAAAATATGGCTTGTGTAAGTTTTTCAGGCGGAATTTCTTTGAATTGTGAAAATAATATTGGTGGTCTAACCAAATTATATTTGACAGATTTTGACAATGTGTTAGGGATCACCGCTGCTGGTGGTACGATTTCAACTATCACTTTGGCAACCGCATCTGTCTTTTATGAATTCGAATTCAACAGAAACTCGGCAACTTTTACAGAGGATTTAGTTAAATCCGTAGAGGCTGGTTCGGCTCTTTTCGAGCAAACCGTAACCGTGACTATCCCACGCAGGGATGTTCAAAAAAGAAACACTCTGGCTCTTTTGACACAAAGAGACTTAGCGTGTATAGTTAAAGATTCTAATGGATATTTTTGGTATCCTGGTGAAACAGAAGGTCTATATCTATCAGAGGCAACATCAACATCTGGTACTGCAAAAGCCGATGGATCTAATTATGTCTTAACACTAAAAGGATTCGAGGTTGAAAGGTCACAGGGTGTTGATCCTAGCATCATTGCTGGTTTGTTATAATCTAATGTGTGTCTAATATATCGAAAAAGGGGTTGATTTATTTCAGCCCCTTTTTTTTGCCGAAACAATTTTGGAATTAAAAGACATAAATAAATATGACTATCAATTTAGAAACGGGTGTTACATCATCTGTATGGATGTCTTTGAAAGAAAGTGTGCCGATCGGATATACAGGATCATATCAATTTAATTTGACTAATGACATCACAGGCGCAACTAAATCATTCACACCAACAGATCAGCAACCGACTAATAAATGGTCTATATTTTATTTGTCAATAAATCAACCTGAAAATCTAGCCGCTGGCATTTTAGACCTGGCAGACGGGATGTGGTCTTTTGATGTGATTGCCAATTCACAAAAAATTGAATCAGGCAAAATCATGGTCAAATGGTCAAAAAATTGGCAAAATATTCACAGACCTGGTCAAAAGACAGGTGGTGCAATTAGACGAAATTAATATGGCAAAATTAACAGATTTTTTATTTGGCAAAGTCGATGAAAAAAAAGAAATTATATCAGATTTAGTTGAAGGCCTAAATCTTAGAAATATAGACATCCCGCAACCAAAAGAGCAAAAAGGCGTTGATTGGGTTACATATGGCCCCAACAACCAATTCCCCTTAGACCTTTTAGAATATAAAAATATGTCATCAATTCATAATTCAATTATAGAGGGCAAAACCTCTTTAATTGCCGGCAGTGGTTTCATATTTGCTGACAACAGAGAGTTGTCTGATATATGGTTAGTTGAAAATTGGCGACTGGTGCCTTTTTGGCGCAAATTAGATAGAATTTTCTATCAGGTGGCAAAAGACCAAGAAATCTTTGGATATAGTTGCTTTGAAATCATATATTCAATGGATCGAACCAGAATTGTTGATATGAATTGGGTTGATGCCAGTCGAATTGCCATAGGCAAAAAAAATGAATTTGACCAAATCACACACTTTTATTATAGTGAAAATTGGTCTAACACCAGACAATATCCACCAAAAAAGATAGATGCCTTTGACCCTAATGGTGAAAGTCTAAGACAACTCGTCTTTATACGCCGTGATGAAAACAATATGAATTATTATTCACTGCCGAATTACTTTTCTGCACTTAGGTGGATCAAAGCCGATGGTCTTATGTCAGAATATAACCTGGCTGCAATTAACAACGGATTTTCACCATCAATTGTATTCAAATTCTATAAAAAGCCATCACCAGAAGAGCGCAGATTGAATTCAGAGCAAATAAAGGCACAACACGGCGGATCTAAAAATGCTGGCAAAGCACTGATATTTTATTCAGACGGCAAAGACCTGGCACCAGATGTTGATACTTTGGATGCAACTAATATAGACCAAAGGTTGATTCAGGTTTCAGACCAGATAGTGCAACAAATCATCACGGCACACAGATGTCATCCGCAATTGTTAGGTGTGCAGACACCAGGCAAATTAGGATATTCAACTGAATTGATGCAATCCTGGGAAATCTTTGACAAAATGGTCATTAGACCAGAAAGAAAATTAATTTTCGACCATTTCAAAATGGTGTTAGTCTATAATGGCGTAACAAAATTAGACATAGAGGCCTTAGTGCCAATAAAAATATAATATAATAAATGGCCGCAACTTTTTCATTTCTTTTCATAGATGATGTATATCTAAAAACCTATACACCAGTTGGCAAATCAATTGATGTAGATCAGATATATCCTTTTGTTGGCGAGGCACAGGATATTTATATTCAGGATTTATTAGGCACACCACTATACAACGAGTTAGAATATAAATTATATTCAGGTCTAACTTTTTCACAACCCTATTTCACATCATATGAAATTGAATTAGTGAATCTTTGCTCTAAATCACTGGCATATTGGTCTGTATATTTGGCACTGCCACATCTATCAATTCAAATTAGAAATATCGGGTTAGGCCGTGCAGTTTCAGACAACACATCATCTGGGTCATTAGAGGATCTAAGATATATTCGTGATGAAATGAAAAATTTGGCTGAATTCTGGGCACAAAGAGTTGTCAATTATTTATGTGAAAATTCAGAATATTTCCCGCTTTATAGAGCAGCATCACCTGACATATATCCACAAAATTGGGTATATGATTCAGATATTTATATAGAAGAGGTCTATAAAGATTTGACGGCAGATCAGTTGAAATTGTTACAAAAATATATCGGCAAATAAAATGATGAATGAAATTTTTTATACTATCGGTGGCCTTTTAGTTAGTGTGATTGCATATTTTCTAAAAAAGACAATGGATCAACTAACAGGCGTTGAAAAGCAAACTAATGAAAATAAAAATCAAATTGACCTTTTGAAAATCGAGCACAAATTAGAAATGAAAAGTCTAACTGAAAAATTTGATGAATTAAAAGTTGCCGTTACAGACCTAATTAAAGAAATTAAAGAATTAAATAAAAGGATATAATTATGCCAATTGAAAAAAGAAAAGATGAAACCCGTGATGAATTTATATCACGATGTATAAAAGTCGAAATGGATTCAGACAAAAGCCAGGATCAGGCAGTTGCAATTTGTATAAATTATGCTGACCAATATTTCAAATCTGCAACACCATCAGTTAGTGATGCAACCTGGTCATCAACACCAGCAATTTCTATCAATTTAGAATCATATGATGACTATCCAGAGGCAGTTAAAAGAAACGCACAAATTGCGTTAGACTGGGCTGAAAAGAATGGTTGGGGTGATTGCGGCACACCGGTTGGCAAACAAAGAGCAAATCAATTGGCAAATGGTGAAAAGATTTCAGAGGAAACAATTGCCCGTATGGCGGCTTTTGAAAGACATAGAGGGAATTCTAATAAAGAATTAGGTGATGGATGTGGCCGCCTGATGTGGCAAGCCTGGGGTGGTGACGAAGGTGTTGCCTGGGCACAAAAGAAATTAGAGCAAATTAGAGGTGAAAAGACTAATTTGGCAAAAGTCAAAAAGATTTTAATTGATGAAAATTTGCCAGATGAAACCATTTTAGATATGAAAAGCAGAGGTTTCAAAGTCTATATCAAATCTGCTAGAAAAATTAGAAGGTCTGATAGAAAGGCATACAACAGATTAAAGACACTCGGTTTGAATTTCGATTCTGACTATCTATCTGGTGATGAAAAGCAATTAGACAGACAAAAAGATTTCAGTCTTTATATGTCATCAGACGATCCGATATTAGACACACTTTTAATGAAATCTGAAAAATATCATTATAGACAGGTGTTACACACAGAGCCAGTCTTTTCAATAGAGGATGCAGAAAATAAAGAAAAGTCATTTTTTGAAAATCATAAATTGAAATTTGCAACAATTAGAATTCTTTATGAATATAAAGTTAGACCAGATGTACCAGAGGCAATTAGTGGATCTAGACCTTTTTGTGACAAATTATTTAGAAAAGGTGGTGAATATACATTAGAGCAAATAAAAAATCTGCCATCAGGTCACTTAAAGGATATGGGCTTAGAGCCAGATGTCTTTTTATATAGAGGTGGTTTCTATACACTGCCAGGCACAAATCAGACAACACCATATTGCAGACACGAGTGGCGTATGAAAGCGGTGTTGATATAAACAAAAATTAAATCAAAAGACATAATTTAATATAATGAAAAGATTGACATCAGACTGGCAGAAAAGAGCAGCCTTAGAGGCACAAAAGAAACAAGAGGCTTTTGACAGAATTCGACGACTGACTATAATGCGTGGATTTTATGAAATAAAACCACAACAGGGGGTTTCTGACTGGATTCTAGCAACTGGTTTCTGGCAGGATATTAACTTTTGGCGTGATGACCAGAATTGGATAGATTAAAAAAAATTATATATAAAATATGCCAACACCATATACTTTAATTAACAACGGTGATTCTGGTCTAACGGCTAGAAACACAATAAATTCGATATTAACAGATGCAAACACTGGTCTTTTCACAGGGGCCACAGGTGCTGCCGGCACTAGTGGCACTAGTGGTACATCCGGCACAACACCGACTGGTGGCATAGTTTCAGCAACTGCATCACCAAATTCAGTTTCTTTTATATGGTCAGGCACTTTGGCACAATATAATGGCCTCGGGTCATATAACACAGACACAATATACTTTGTTGAATAAATATGGGAAAAATTGAAAGATCAACATCTGACATCACATCAGTTCAAAGAGGCTCGACTGATGTGAATTATGTATATCGAGGCACAACTTTGATATGGCAAAAAGTGCAACCAGTTACACCACAAAGTATAAAGGTGTTTCAAACTTTGATAGAGGCTGAATCAAAAGAAAATCAATATGAAACTCTGATAGAGGCAACATATAAAAATCAAATATAAAAATGGCAATTCTATACGCAGACAATATATTCGGGTTAGACACAAATGATGGTCTAACAATATCAACACCAAAAAAATCAATAGATGCTGCTTTGCAGATTGCATCAGATGGTGACCAAATTAGAGTGGCTGGTGGTTCATTTTCACAACTGCCTGGTTTCATCACAAATGTGCCGAGAAGCAACACTTTAACCACATCAGTCGATTTGACGGTGGCACCATATGGTCTAACAGCAGGTGACACCATTGGATTTGACACAACTGCCTTAGACGGTTGGCCAGTCGATTATTCAGCCTGGTTAATTGCATCAACAACACCAACAACCATCACATTAAGAACCAATATGTGGTTGCCTGTTGGCCACGGCACTTTTTCAGTGTATAAATTTGGATCTGGCAGTCAGTCATATCACTATCAAACAACATCAACATCTGGTCAATTTGAAACTTTAACGGCATCATCAATTGCAGCCGCAGCAGTCAGTGTTTCAGGTGGTTGGAATTCAACTTTCGACACACAATGGGGTTACACTGGTGTTAAAGCAGGTGCGCCAACATCAGTTAATTCATATAATTTATTTTTAATGCCTGACCCACTAGGTCAGCCTACTTTTGAAAAAAAAGATATTGTCTTTGATAGATTTTTATTCAGCAATGCAAAATTTAACAGAAGCTCTAATAAGTTCAAATTAGGCATTGACACCTTTATTTTCACAGGCATTAATGATTGCTTTGGCGTTTCAAATGCAGTAGTTGCGGGGCCATCATCATCAAATCCAAATATAAAAAGCACTATAATTCAAAATGGTTGCCCAGGTGGTGTCTTTTCAAATTCAACGAGTGCTGGCTTTGGTGGTTCAATTAACTCTTTCGATTTTTGGATTTCATCATCAAATCAGGCAGGTGATGATAATATCGGCATCGGGTCGAGACAGGTGACTTTTAACCAAATTAAATATAGACATGTTGGCAACACATCAGCATCATCAACAAAAGGTCTAAATTTTTATAGATTTGGCTCTTTTTCGGAACTTTTTATAGTTGAAAATGTTGATGTGTATATTTATGCAACATCATCATATCTTTTTCGAAGCAACGGTGTTGTTGTACCAGAAATAAAATCTTTTAAGCTTTATAGACCTGATGGCACAAATTGCCAGGTCACAAATCACACTGCGTTAGCACAATTTGTAACACCAAATCAATTGACAATGACATCTGGTGTTGTCGAGGATTTGCGTTGGCAATATCCAAACACATACACAGCAAATGATCTAATTGGTCAAAATAAAGTGCATATGTATGTGAAAGACACAGAAGGCAGAAAATCTATTGACAATTTAGGCATTGTTAGATTTGCCGATTCATCAACATATTCAGTCGGCACACAAAGTATGAGATTTAACACACAAAAAAATCCAGTTGGCGCAACTGGCAAAACCAGAGAATATTTTATTGGTGCAACTTTGAAACCAACAACAGATTTCACACTTTCAATTTCAGCAAAGACAAATGTTGCAACTTTAACCACAACACCTATCATTAGGGGTGATGCTTATAATTTAGAGGGGCCATCATTAACTTTGTCAAATATCACTTTGACACCGACCTGGACAACCTATACATATTCAGTGACTTTGGCAAATATAAATCGAACTTTCACTAGTGACCTGGCCAATAAAATTGTTTATGCGTCAGACACACCAGGCAGCCCATTGGCATACACACTGACAATTGGTGACACACAGGCAACATATGGCACACAAAGTGTCTATGTCTGGATAGGTGATATTTCAATTTATTAAAAATATAATTCAAAAATATGAAAAAAATCAAATTATCAAAAGAGCAGGTCTTAGGCATCATTAGACACACTTTAACTTTTGTTGGTGGTCTTTTAGTCATAAATGGATATATCACAGATGCAATGTCAAATGAAATTATAGGTGGCATTTTGGCACTAACCGGTGCAATCTGGTCTGTGGTTTCTAAGAACTAGGATATATCGGAGATATTGTCTGTGGTTGATTTATATTCTGAATTGCGTGGTACCCTTTTTTATATTGAATATAAATATCAAAATCTATCAATTCACCGGTTTCACCATAGACAATTAAATCAACTGACGCAGTTGCCGTTGTTGAAAAGGTCACACCAACAGCAGATGTGAAATCTGATATTTTATTTGACTGAATTGCACCGATTCTAGAAAGTGCCGATCCACTATGTCTATAAGCCGTCATCACTTTTTCAGCATATCCTTTTGTTGATGCTGAATTCTGACCATAGATTTGCATATCAATAAAGACTGATTCACCAGTTGCCATCGGCACCATTTGCATTGAAAAAGTGCCTAACCCTGACATAGTGAAACTTAGAAATGAATTAAAAGTTGCTGCCTCTAACACAGGTGTTGCCGTTGCTGAAATCTGATTTATATAATATCTATCACCATTGCCCTCGGCATAAAAGATAGACTGGTTGCCACTTTGTGATGCAACTATCACAGACCTAACATCCTGATATTCTTTTTGCTTTATTATTAAATTATAGTTTGCCATATATTTTATTATATCAAAAAAAGATATTTTAGTT